GATGTAGGCCAAACAGTATCAGATATTTTAAGTGGTGGTATGTTATCTGTTAGTGCTACAGTATTACACGGAGGGAAAAAAACAAAAGAAGGTAGAGAGCTTATAAGACAAGCAGGTGTGTATAAGCAAATACAAGCACAAAAAATGCTAAACTTATTAGATCCTTTTACTACACATGATGCGTACATGGACTTTTTAAATAAACATAAAGATGTAAAAGGTTTATTACATGAAACTATTGGTGCTGCTGTTGAGCGTAGTTCTAAGCGTTACGGTATAGATGAAAACAACACTATAATCTATGGCAAGTATGGTGTAGAAAACTTTACTAAAGCTGCTATGGATATTACTGGTGTTCGTATACAAGATAGTTTTACAAAATCTACTATGTTTATGACAGAGATGGATAAATATTTAAGATTAAAGTATGAGGGAAGAACACTAACTGATGTTTTAAAAAAGGGAGATTTAGAGGTAATAGATGATGATGTCATAGGTGGTGCATTAGATACTACTATGCGTTCTGTATTTTCAAAAGATTACACTACAAATGATCAGGCACTTGCAGGTGTAGCTAAAATAGTAGAGCAGTTTTCAAATGCACCAGGTTTAGGAACTGTATTACCTTTTGGTAGATTTTTTAATAACGTAGTGGCTACAGCTTATCAATGGTCACCTCTTAGTTTTTTACCTGCTGCTTCAAGGATTGCAAAAGGAGAAGGTATCAAAGCTCAAGAGGCACTATCACGTTCTATAGTAGGCACAGCAGCATTGGGTATGGCTATGCTGCACTCAGAAAAACAGGAGCAAAAAGGATTAGCCTACAACGAAGTTGAAGTAGGTGGTGGTACGGTCGTTGATGTCCGTAATATATTTCCTTACTCTATGTTTTTAGCTGTTGGTAGGGCTGCGAACTTAGCAAGAAAAGGCGAAAGAGTAGGAAGAGAAAACATAGAAGATGTTACACAACAACTTGCAGTAGGACAACTTGCAAGAGATGCACAGTTTGGTAATGATCTTTATAATGTGTTTGATGTAATATTTAATTCTGATAGAGGAACAGAAGCAAATGTTTCTGCCATGCTAGAGGCAATATATAAATCAAGTGGTGGTATAGTCGCTGGTTTTGCAAGACCTCTAGATGCAGCTAATCGTGCTGTAGGTTTTATGTTTGAGACAGACACAATTAAAGATCCAAGACAGGCTCGTGGTGGTGCTGTATTTACTCAACAAGCTACTAAGTATTTTGATAATATACTTGAGGCTTTTATTGACGAAACAGATAACATAACTGGAGAAAAACTAAGGGTGGCAACTCGTGCAGGAGATTTGTATGACGCTAACCCGCTTGCTCGTATCTTTGGCTTGACTGTAAAGAGAGGTAAAACTGCAGCAGAACAAGTGTATTCTATGGCAGAAATGAAAACGTGGACTGCAGATAGTAGAACTAAAATGACCCAATATGATAGGGTGTTTAACTCAGCTATAGCACCCATGCTTGAAGTTAAAATGCAAAAGCTAGTTGAAAGTGCTAGATTTAAAAAAGCTGATGTAGGACAGCGAAGAGGTATGGTTAAAGATGTTATGAGGAAAGCTCGTGATATCACCAGAGAATACTTAGATGCTACATCAGGCACAAACTTTTTACAAAGACAAAGATACAAAGCTTCTACAAAAGGTTCAAAAGATCAACAATCTAAAGCTATGAAATACATGAGAAATAAGTTTGGGGTAACAGCTAAGTTAGAAGACTTTAGTTATAGAGAGTTACAGGTATATAATTCCTATATAGATCATCTAAAATACTTAGACGAAACAAACTTCTAAAGTAAAAAGGGGCCACTACGGCCCCTTCCTTTTTAGCTGTTCTAAAAAACGTTCTAGCATAACTATTAACTCTTTACGCAACTCCTCTGGATCAGTTTCTTTCTTTCGTAGATTAAGAAACTTTCTTGCCTCCTCTTCTAAGTTTATTTTAGGCATTGGTTGGTAACGACACACAAAAAGACAAAACGTATGCACTATCGTTAGGTTTACTACCATCTAGTTTTTCTTTTAACTCAGCAGCCACAGCTTTACACTGACCATAATTATTATACATTTGTGGTTGGCTTTGAGCGTAGTGCACACCGTTATTGAACATTATGAATATCAGTATCCACTTCAATTAACAATGCCTTTGACCGTATCAATACCTTGTTCAAAGTAAGGTGCTGCCGCATCAATAGTGTAAGTTCCCACGGGTACAATTACTTCTTGAATAATACCAATTCCAATTACTGCCATCGCTAAAAATTCTAAGACCATAGACGTTCTCCTTTATGTTATGTCTACTACTTCACACACATCACCAGTGCAAGCTAGAGTTTGCGTACTCAAAGTGTTGTCTTCTTGTTCGTACTCAGAAAGTTTAGACCAATCTATCTTTTCTGGCATCGAACTTAATAGTAACTCATATTCATCCTTAGTGCAATCCTGATATGGTGCTTGTTGATAAGTATGATCGGAGTGTGGTAAAAAAGATACACCTGACATCTCATCAAAATGTTCATAAACAAATGCACCTACAGCCATCCACTCATGTTCTCTAACTGTACAAGTAATACTAGGTTTGTGCTCACACCAATGTCTTTGATACATGAGCCATAGTTCTAGTTGTTCTATAGCAGACATATCATCTCTAGTCACTGCACTTGTTGGAGATTTAACAGGAAAACTAAACACTACTGTACTATCAGGTTTCATAACGCAAGGCTCACTAGGTATACCTTGATCCATCATTAACTTGGTGAGGGGATCGTTAATATCACCACGTACAGTACGGATATAATATGGACTGTGGCGAGGGTGTATACCAGAGGCACTGTCAACCAACTGGGAGACTGTCCCTGACGGTTTGACGCAGCTAATTGCAGTAGCTTCGGGTATGTCCAAACGGCTAGACCATTCAGAATTAGTGATAATAGCGACATCTTTTAGGTGCTCCAGTGTCTTATCTAAACCTCTATTTTCATTAGTGAGTAATCTGTTGTCCATAATGCCTGTTAGTGACACTCCCAACAACCTCTCCTCTTCTGTATTTCTTTGCCACACTTTTCGCAAGTAAGGAAACTTAGTGTAGGTGGACTGGATAGTTCCCAAAACTGTTGCCATACGGACTTTTCGTTCAAGATCTTCAATAGTGTCTGTAGACCTAACCACAACTTCAGTAAGATTACAGAACTGATACGGCCTAAGTATGATCTCAGAGCATGGGTTCGTTCCAAAGTCATAATATGGATCTCGCCTGTCATTCTTTGCAGCTTGTTTTTTAGATGCTTCACGATTAAATATTCCTCTCTCCCCTGATTTACTCTCAACTAACGCAAGCCATTCACGCATAAAAGTTTCCATCTCAGGCTTTTCAGTGTACGCTACAGAGTTATTAGCTAGTGCTCTATGTCCTGTGTTTACCCACCAATCACCTGCTTTAGCGTGACGCATACGTTCATCACTAAGGTTACTCAAGGATATCATAGCGCTGCGTCTTACGCCACCCATAACAATAACTTCACCTATCTTACACATAATGTCGTGACACTCTAAGCTGGTCAACTTACGTAGCTCTGCTTGTTTAAATGTGTGTATGCAAAAATTAAATAGATCAACGAGTGGACCTGGCCCTGATGCCCTGCCACCAAAGGTTTTAAGTCTTGCACCTGCAGGACGTACACGAGAGATATCCCACTTAGGTATCTCACCAGCCCAAAGGAGTGCCAACAATTGTCTGAACGACTTAGCCCATCCCTCCTTGCTGTCCTTTACAACGATAGTGGTATCGCTCACGAAGAGAGTAGGGACTTCAGGGAGCTTACTGATGTATTGCCTCTCGACACTGAACCCGACACCAGTACCACAGAGAAGGATAAACATAGCCTCATCAAATGACTTAGGGTCATCAACAGGTAAGTAACTACAATTATATCCTGCAGTGTTATCTCTGTTTAGTGCAGCACCTGCTGTCATCATAGCTCTCATAGAGGGCATAACTTCTAAGTTTAATATAGCATCACGTAGTTTTTTTACATATGAATCATCACCTGCTAATGGTATAATGACGTTGTTCATATATCTTTCTACTGTATCTCCCCAAGACTCTCTCCCTGTCTTATCAAAGTATTTTGCGTACCTAGATTTATGTATAAAGCTTTGATAATCTGTAGGTAAATAATTATCCATATTTACCACCTTTCTTTAATGTTTAAGTTTTCTAATTGCACATCATCTATGTCGTGAAATGTGTTATGTATTAAATCATACACATCATCTTCATGTGCTTCCTCTACAGAAGAAAATATATTATTATCCTCTTCTATATTTAATAAAAATGTAACACTAAATTTTTTCTTTATCATTTATTAAACTCCATCCAACGTTTCTTCATCCTTAGTAAATACCATATTGCTTTGTCTATATCTTCTAAACCATTTTTGTCTTCACAGCGCCACATATACTTTAATACGTTTGCTGCTTGAGGTGCTATATATCCTGACATGTTTTCTGTCATGGCTTCTATTGCATCTATGCACTCTATACCAGCCTGATTATAATGTATAGGTTTATTCACTGGATCAATATTAGTCATGCATTACCTTCCGTTTTAGTCCATTTAGTAAGCTTAAGAACTTTACCATTAGTTCCCTCTACTGTTTCATATAGAGGTTTTTCTTGTTTGTCAAGGCTTAATAAATAATCTCTTCTATCAGCTACTGCTTCATACAAAACTTCATCTTCTTGAGCCATCTCTAAAAACGTACCCATTAAAGTAGCTAAGTGAACTAAGTGTGACATAGTTTCCATACCAGTTTTTTTCATAGCACCACAAGCCAAGCCTGTCTCTAGCTCACCTGTCCATTCTCCTTTTTCGTCAAAGCTTGCAGGTCTTAAAAGTATTGCTACCTCATCATCTTTTATTTCATAAGGCATTACGTATTCCTTTTCTTACCTTTGAATGCTATAAGTTTCATCTTAGTAGGCCTTCCTTTTTCCTTTAACCACTCTTCAGGTATAACACGATGCGCCCAAAGAAACTCGTTCTTATCGCACCAATTGCAGTATCTTGACTTAGCACCTTTGTACAGCTTTGCCATAGAGTTACTGAACACAAATCGTATGTCTAGTTCAGGGTGTTGCTTTCGTATCTCCATGTGCTTTCGTCTGTCTTCGCTATCAAAGATACCTTTTGTTTCTATTATTATACCGTTATCCAAAATAAAGTCAGGTGTGTAAGTTCTGTATCGTAGGTCCTCCCACTCTATCTTTAGAACCTCATACCTGACTCTAGTTTGATTACCTTTTAGGAACGCAGCGACTTCACGTTCTAGCCCACTGCGATACCTTCTGGAGTTATGACGCCTCTTCTGTGACATCCTCGTTCTCTGTTAAGGATTGTTTGATACGCGACACTAAGATATCACCTACTGTTTTAAGTGTGCTTAACTGATAGGTAAGCTGGCGCTGCATGTTTGCATTGTATTGCAACTCTCCTACCAGATTGTTTTGCTCTTCTGTAAAATCTTCTGTATCGTATTCTACTTCATCAATTACTACTTTAGTCATATTGGTCACTCCATAAACTTACATATTCTACTGTTGGTGGTGTTAACTTTCCACTGTAAACCTTAGATGGTAAGGCTCTAAGTGTAGGCCAACATTTCTTTTTGTGTGAGCAGAAACTACACACCTTTGCTAGTTTGTGATTGCCGCTTGTTTTACCTCGATATACTTCTGGCTCAGAATCAAAGCAACGCTCAAAGGGTTCATCTTTATCTAAGTAATCATATGTATCCTCTATCTTTTTTAACACTTCTTTTTTGTCTACCTCAGAAGCTGACACGTACTTGAAGTCACCATTTCCTTTGTTGACTACCCACCAGCCACCTACTTCTTTACCTGCAGCAGTAGCGTACCCTACAAGCTGTGACACATAACCAAACGAGTCACCCTTATTTAAGCTATGAAAGTCTTCAAACTTATTAGTAAATGACCAAGGTGAAGCAGACTTAACATCATCTACCTTATTGTCAAGAACCATGTCGTACTCACCAGATATCTCTGCTTTGTTTGACAGCTTGAGTGTCACGTTATCGTTATCTTCAAACTCTGTGCCTGATGCTCTAAGCAATCCTTTAAACACAGCCTCAACTATATCACCTATGATCATGTTAATCTTAAATGATGCAGGTAGAGGCTC